CTCTAAAGGCAGAGTGAACGCTATCACTGGCTTCCATCTTGGAGGGAAGGAAGGAACCAAGCGTGGTTGCTATGGTTTCCTATCTTCAAATAACATCAAAGATGCTGTCGAATACCTCCGTAAAAAGGAGGGAGTTTTGATTACAGGAAGCGCTGAACACTTTGAAAAACAAGTTCTAGGTGTAACTGTAGTTAATGATTCGCCACTTCATGCCAAGAGCCCTCTGAGATTTCTACCTGAAAATTCTCAGTTGGAGTATCTAGGCAGTTGCCCTGGGCATACTACAGGTAAATCGCAAGTTGCGGTTCTCCCAATCAGCCCAGCCGTTATGGAGGTAACCGGTCAACCCAATATATGGGGACCTCCAAAAATGAACCCTCAGTGGTTTGGGTGGCAGACATGCCTCGCAAATTTAAGCGAACCTGCTGACCCTTTTCCTCATGATCTTCTCTCGATGTCTATTCGAGATTATAAGGAACCATTACTGAAAATTTTCCGCAAACCTATGTGGAATGGAGCAAAGCCTTTGGACGACCATACCAATTTATGTGGTAATCCAGGTGTACGCTTCATCGATGCTATTAAGCTCGATACATCAATTGGGTTCCCCCTTACGGGGACCAAGCGACGTTTTGTTACTGAGCTTGAACCAACAGAAGATCGCCCGAATAACCGGATTCTGGACCCTGTCATTATGGAAGAAATTCAACGATGTGAGGATGTATACAGAAGAGGTCATAGGGCATACACCATAGCCAAAGCCTGTAAAAAGGACGAGGTACTAGCCAAAGAGAAGTGTAGGATATTTTATGGAAATCCTATAGCACTAACTTTTCTTGTGAGGAAATATTTTCTCCCAATCATTCGTGTCATACAGATGAATCCCCTGCAAAGTGAATGCGCAGTGGGTATTAATGCTGAAGGCCCGGAATGGCAGCAATTCCATGAGTTTATCTTGGAACATGGTGAAGACCGTATCATTGGTGGTGATTACGGCAAATATGACCAGAAACTCCCGTCACAGTTGCTTATTGCAGCTTTGCGGATTCTCATTGATTTTGCACGTGAGTGTGATTATTCTGAAGAGGATCTTTGTGTGATGGAAGCTATGGCAGGCGACATTGTGTTCGCCGTTATTGCCTTTAATGGCGACCTCGTTGGATTGACAGAGGGAACTCACATTAGCGGGAACTCACTTACTGTTATCCTAAATGGGATTTGTGGAAGTCTTAACCTTCGCTGTTTCTTTTACAGTGTTTATCCTTCTCTTACATTTGAGGAGAGGAAGGTTTTCCGCGATTATGTGAACCTCGCCACCTATGGTGACGATAACATTGGATCTGTAAAGAAAGGTCTTAATGGTTTCACTATCGCGGGGATTTCCAAGTTCCTGGGTGAATATGGACAAGTTTACACTATGCCTGATAAGGAAAGTGAGCTTAAGGACTTTTTGCCCATTGAGGATTTTGAGTTCCTCAAGAGAAAGAGCGTTTATAAACCAGAAATTGG